CATTAGGTGACAACTTAAAACGATTTGGCATGAATCTTATGGAGTTGATTGATAACATTCGTGCTAAACTTCCAGAGCGTTTTGGCGGAATATCTGATGATGAGAAAAAATTACGCGACGAAGAAAGAGCCAAACGTAGAGCAGAACTAGACGAAAGAGAAAAAGAGAGGGATAAAGAACGTGCCAAAGTTCAAAAAGAACGTGGGTTCGAAGCCAAAGCAGATCAAACAGCCAAAGCGCAGGCTATGTTTGACACTAGGAAATTAGGAATAACTCAAGCAGAAGTTAAAACACTAGAACAAAAACAAGCAGCTGAACAGGGATTAAATCTTAAAGATCCGCTGGCCGCGCTCAAGGGTTTGGCAAAATCGGAAGGTAGTGCGTTTATCAAAGATGCACCTGGTGCAGCAGCTACTCCTACACCTCAGGCCGCACAGGCAGCAGCTCAAACTCCTGCTCAGGCCTCACAGGCAGCAGCTCAAACTCCTGCATCAACCAATTCGGGTAGTCCGTCAGCTTCTACTCCTGTACAAACTAGCAGTCAAGATGCTGGTGCATCTAGCTTAAACACCTTAAATACAAACATAGAAAAAATGATCGCGATGCAACGGCAAACTAATTCATTATTATCGAATTCATTACGTGTGCAAGAAAACATGTCAGGAAATTTGTCTAATGATGTATTTGGTGCTGTGGCCTAAAGGATAATAATTAAATGAGTTGGAAAAAACACTTTACTCCGGTAGATATATCAAGTATGCAATCGGGCTCAATGAGTCCAATGTCTTCGGCCCGCAGACCAGGACCTGCACACACTAACTATTCCAGTTATCTTCCCGATGTATATGCAGGTGCTCCAAATAGAGTTGAACGGTATATGCAGTATGATACCATGGATATGGACCCGGAAATAAATGCTGCATTGGATATTTTGGCAGAGTTTTGCACACAAAAAGACAAAGAAAATTCAACTCCATTTAACTTTAAATTTAAAAACAAACCAACTAACACCGAAGTAAAACTGTTAAAAGACGCATTACAGAAGTGGACCAAAGAGCAGCAGTTTGAAACTAGAATTTTTAGAATTATCAGAAACACATTCAAATACGGTGACTGTTTCTTTATTAGAGATCCTCAAACAAAGAAATGGTTGTTTGTTGATTCTACAAAAGTTACAAAAATTATTGTTAACGAAAGCGAAGGCAAAGTTCCAGAACAGTACGGCATTAGAGATTTAAATTTTAATTTTAAAAATCTTGTAGCGGTAACACCGCACGGCACAGCCAACACATCACCTAGCGGTACAAGTTCTTATACCAGCGGCGGTGGCTTTGGTCGAGGCATGGTTGGTGATGCAGCTAGAACAGCGGGCACTAGATTTCAAAACAATCCTAACGAAGTTACTGTAGATGCCAAACATGTGGTTCATATCAGTTTGTCAGAAGGACTAGATAATAACTATCCCTTCGGTAATTCATTGTTGGAAAGTGTGTTCAAAGTCTACAAGCAGAAAGAACTGCTCGAAGATGCTATAATTATCTATCGTGTACAACGTGCTCCAGAAAGACGTATTTTTTATGTAGACGTGGGTAACATGCCAGCACACATGGCCATGAGTTTTGTTGAACGTGTTAAAAACGAAATCCAACAAAGACGTATTCCCTCATCAACAGGCGGTGGTACCAGCGTTATTGATTCTAGCTACAATCCGTTATCAACCAACGAAGACTATTTCTTCCCACAAACAGCAGAAGGTCGTGGCAGTAAAGTCGATACACTCCCAGGCGGTAGTAACTTAGGGGAAATAACAGATCTACATTTCTTTACTAATAAGTTATTCAGAGGTCTACGTATTCCTGCCAGTTATCTGCCCACTGGACTAGATGATGGAACTAGTAATCCTAACTCATTTAGTGATGGTCGAGTTGGTACTGCATTAATACAAGAATGGCGATTTAATCAATATTGTATGCGATTGCAGCGTATGATCTGTGAAAAATTAGATCAAGAATTTAAACTTTTCCTTCGTTGGAGGGGTATTAATATTGATAATAACTTGTTTGACCTACAGTTCAATGAGCCTCAGAACTTTGCTAGCTATAGACAAGCAGAAGTAGATGGTGCAAGAATTGGATCGTTTACTCAACTTGAGCAATATCCATATCTTAGTAAGCGGTTTTTATTGTCAAGATATCTTGGTCTAACTGAAGAAGAAATGGTAGAAAATGAACGCATGTGGGCTGAAGAACAAGGTGATTTGGAAAAAGCACCTGCTGATGGTGCAGGACTACGTAGTGTTGGCATTACCCCAGGCGGATTAGAATCTGATTTAGAAGCTTCGTCCTTGCCACCACCAGGTGAAGGGCAGGAAGTTGGCGCAGCTCCGCCTGGTGGAGCTGAAATTCCAGGACCTGGGGCCGCAGCAGCCGCCGCCCCTGCTCCGGCCGGAGTCTAATAAATTAGTCACGTTTGGTAAATACAAGATGCAATTATTAGAACTTTATAATCAGATCCCCGACGGGTACAGAACAGAAAAAGATGACAATTCTGTTATGAAAGTTAATGACACCAGAAAAACTCGGTTGACTCTGGATAGACTTAATAAATTGCGTATGATGAATGATACTCGCAAATTGGAACACGAAAAAAAATTAGAAAAAGTAAGTGTTCAATATAAACCTCCTGCAGCCACACAAGCAGGTCTGTAATTATTATTACAAAATCATTCAAAAAACACCCATTTAACATATAAAATACGTATATTCTGTAAATAACTATATAGAATTCCGACACATATTTCATAAAGGAACCAAAATATGTCTAAATATGAGCAATTAATTGAATACATTATTAATGAAGACGAAGCTAAAGCTCGCGAACTTTTTCATCAAATCGTTGTTGAAAAATCACGTGAAATTTACGAATCTCTCATTGATGAACAAGACTTAGAAGAAGTTGGTGGTAACCAAGTTGATCAAATGGTTGACGAAATTACCACAGACGAAGTAGGCATGGACGAAGCCGAAGAAATGGATATCGAAGTAGATTCCGAAGAAGACGGTGAAGAAGACGAAGATGGCATGGACATGGACGACGATGGCATGGGCATGGGCGACGATGAAATGGACATGGGCGACGATGGCGACATTGAAGGTCGCGTAATGGATCTTGAAGATGCATTAGACGAACTTAAAGCTGAATTTGATTCATTGATGGGCGATGACGGCATGGACGACGGCATGGACATGGGTGGCGATGACGGCATGGACATGGACGGCGATGACGGCATGGACATGGGTATGGGCGACGAAGGCGACGAAGAAATGCCTGAAGGCCAATACGGCATGATGGAAGCAGCTAAAAAGTCTAAAAAAGAAGAAATGCTTAAAGACAAAATGCTTAAAGACAAAAAAGCAAAAAAGATGACTGAAGCTGAATGGATCCGCGAATACGTGGAAAAAATTGGTGAGCCATTTCCAGGAAAGAATACAGAAACAGGTGAAGTTGGTGCAGGCGGTACAGCCAGTTTGAATACTAAGTCTGTTGTTGCTGGTAAGAACGATATGGGCGGAACTGCTGCTAATATTGCTAAAGGCGGTGCAGAGTCTGATCCAAGCGGAACACCAAACAAAAAACCTAGCGGTCTTTTAAAAGGTGGCCAGGACTTAATTGGTAAAGTACAAAACAGCCCAGGTGCTAACGCTGGCAAATCTGCTTATAAAAGCAAAGCTCCTTCGGTGTCAAAGAATGAAGTCGGTGGAATAAACGACAAAAGTCCATTGGCCAAGTAAGGAATAAACTGTGAAAAGTTTAATACAGGAACACTTATCTTTTGATAACGCCAGAATGGAAGTTCTGGCAGAGTCTACTGCTGACGGTCAAGGAAAGAATCTGTATATGAAAGGGATATTTGTGCAAGGTGGCGTAAAGAACGCTAACCAGCGTGTGTATCCTGTACAAGAAATAGCTGAAGCAGTTGGCAGTGTTAATAAACAACTCAAGGAAGGTTATAGCGTTTTAGGCGAACTAGACCATCCTGACGATTTAAAAATTAATCTAGACCGGGTGAGTCATATGATCACAGAAATGTGGATGGATGGCCCAAATGGTTTTGGTAAATTAAAAATTCTTCCAACTCCAATGGGCGAACTGGTGAAAGCCATGTTAACCTCGGGAGTGAAGTTAGGCGTGTCTAGTAGAGGTAGCGGCAACGTTAACGAAAGCTCAGGGCATGTCAGTGACTTTGAAATAGTCACAGTTGATATAGTTGCACAACCAAGTGCTCCTAATGCATATCCTAAGGCCGTTTACGAAGGGCTTATGAATATGCGTAACGGGCATAGGATACTCGAAATGGCAAAAGATGCCGGTGCAAATCAAAAAGTCCAAAAGTATCTGCAAGAGGAAGTAAAACGC